GATGCTATGGCTGCTTATGAATTGATGCAGTCTAAGTGGGCATGTGTCTCGTTAAAGCGTGGTGCATCAGGTGCTGTTAAAGATATACGAGAAAGCATTGAGTTTGTTGAATCATTTGAGAACGTAGTATTATGTTTTGATAATGACAAGGCAGGTAAAGAAGCAGCTAGAAAGGTTGCTCGTATATTAAAACCCGGCAAGGCTAAGATAGTTACACTACCTAATGGATGTAAAGATGCGAACGATATGCTTAGACAAAAGAAGTTTCAAGACTTTATGTCTGCATGGTGGGAAGCTAGAACCTACACACCATCAGGTATCATGGACTTGTCTGCCAAGAAATCTGAATGGTTACACCGAGAGACTAAGGAAAGCATTGCTTATCCTTGGGAAGGTCTTAACAAGAAACTATTTGGTATGCGTAAAGGTGAGCTAGTAACTCTTACAGGTGGCACAGGACTAGGTAAGTCTAGTGTTACTAGAGAGTTAGAACATTGGCTTATTAAAAATACAGAAGACAACGTAGGTATTGTAGCCCTTGAAGAGAACTGGTTACGAACTGCTGATGGTATTATATCCATTGAAGCTAATGATCGAGTGTATCTTAACGAGAGACGAGAACAGTATAGTGAAGAACAACTAACTAATCTGTTTGATAAAGTTATACCCAAAGGTCGTGTGTTTATTCATGCTCATCTTGGGGTCACAGATATTGATGAAGTATTTTCTAAGCTACGATATATTATTGTAGGATGTGAATGTAAGTGGGTGGTTGTAGATCATCTACATATGTTAGTCAATGTCATGGGTGAAGGTGATGAACGTAGAGGTATTGATTCACTGATGAATAAATTACGTAGTCTAGTTGAAGAGACTGGTGTAGGTATGATACTTGTATCTCACTTACGTAGAGCATCAGGTGATAAAGGACATGAGCAAGGGATTGAAGTATCTCTCTCACACCTCAAAGGTTCAGCAGGGATAGCACAACTATCTGATTGTGTGATTGCATTAGAACGTAATCAACAAGCAGAAAATCAAGACGAAGCTAACACTACTAAAGTACGTGTACTTAAATCAAGATACACAGGTGATACTGGACTAGCCTGTAGCTTACGTTACAACAACGAAACTGGTAGACTCTTTGAGTTATCAGAGGAGGAAACATTTGACAATACAGAATTCTAAAATTATATTTGACATAGAATGTGATGGTCTTAAACCAACAAAACTACATTGTATTGTAGCCAAAGAAGTTGGTGGTAAAGTTTATGAGTTTACACCCGATAGACTTGCAGAAGGTATAGCATTTCTTAGTAGTGCCGATACTTTAATCGGACATAACATCTTACGATTTGATTTAGATGTTATTAAGAAACTAACAGGTGTAGATTTATATCACAAAAATATTGAAGACACTCTTGTTATGTCTAGGTTATTTAAACCTATCCGAGAAAACGGACATAGTTTAAAGACTTGGGGTTATCGAGTTGGCTTTGCTAAACAAGAACAACCTTTAGACTTTGACGAGTATACACCACAGATGCTAGAGTATTGTGTCAACGATGTTAAACTCAATGAGTTAGTTTACTATACATTACTTAATGAACAAGTAGGGTTTAGTCAACAGTCAATTGATCTTGAACATAGGGTTGCTCGGATAATGTCTGATCAAGAAAACAATGGATTTAAGTTTGATGAAAGACAAGCTACAACTTTACTGGCTGAACTTAAAACTAAGATGAATGAAATAGTAGAAGAAGTACAGCGTACATTTAAACCTAGAATGGTTGATGTTAAATTAGTTGTACCTAAGTTTAAAAAAGATGGAACATTATCTAAGTCAGGCTTACGATCTGAAGAGTATGATAACTGTATACAAACAGGTAATCATAAACCATTCATGAGACAAGAACTTAAAGAGTTTAACTTAGGTAGTCGTAAACAGATTGGTGAGTATCTTGTTGAGGTTGGTTGGAAACCTAAACGTTTTACACCAACCGGTCAGCCGATTGTAGACGAGGGTACTCTTAAAAAGATTACTCATATACATGAAGCTAAACTAATTGCAGACTTCCTGCTGTATCAAAAACGTATTGCTCAAATACAATCATGGTTAGATGCATTAGAAGATGATGGTAGAGTACATGGCTCAGTCATTCCTAACGGAACTATTACTGGTCGTATGTCTCACAACCACCCAAACATGGCTCAGATACCAGCAGTATACAGTCCCTTTGGTAAAGAGTGTAGAGCTTGTTGGACTGTAGATGAAGGTAATGTTCTGCTTGGGGTTGATGCTTCAGGGTTAGAACTTAGAATGTTAGCACATTACATGAACGATAAGGAGTATATACATGAAGTGGTCAACGGAGACATACACACAACTAATCAAAAACTTGCAGGTCTTGAATCAAGAGATACAGCAAAGACTTTCATCTATGCCCTCGTGTACGGAGCAGGAGATGAAAAGATTGGGAGTGTGGTTGGAGGATCAAGAAAACAAGGTAGAGAACTTAAAGAACGCTTTCTCGATAATCTCCCCACATTTAAAACTCTTAAGGACAAAGTACAAGGAGCTGCAAAACGAGGATACTTAATGGGAATAGATGGTCGTAAGATTTATATACGACACGAACATGCTGCATTAAATAGTTTACTACAGGGTGGTGGTGCTATTGTAATGAAGAAAGGATTAGAGATACTTGAAGCAAGACTTAAAATAACTGGTGTACCACATAAGTTTGTAGCTAACATCCATGACGAATGGCAGATTGAAGTGCCAGAATGTAATGCTAACAAGGTAGGACAACTGGCAGTAGATAGTTTAAAACAGGCAGGAGAACATTTTAAAATGAGATGTCCTCTTGATGGTGAATATAAAATAGGAGGAAACTGGAGTGAAACACATTAATAAAAAATCTCCGAGTAGAAAAGGAGACATGGCAGAATTTTATGCTGTAACATGGTTATGGGATAATGGTTATGAAGTGTTTAAGAATTGTGGTTGTGATGGTATGATTGATTTTATTGTTAGAGACCCTGAAGGAAACATAACATTGGTTGATGTAAAAACTTTTGGAGAAGACACACGATGGAAGAATCCTAGTTGGTCTTTAATCGGTAAACGAACAGATCAACAAAAAGAAGCAGGAGTACAATTCTTAGGATTTAGACCTGATAATAGAAAATTAAGGTGGGTAAATCATGAAAAATAAAAAAGAACTTGACAACTTGGTAACGGACAACTATAATAAATTTAAGTCTGAATCAGGACACTGGTATACCCAAGAGGGTGAGCCTATGTACACCATCGTTGGTGCTAATGGTAAAGAAAGAAACACTACCCTTCGAGATGCTAAGTCTTTAGGATTAGTTCCTTCTGTTACAACTATCATGGGTATTATAGCCAAGCCATCTTTAGAGACTTGGAAACAAAAACAATTACTTAATTCTTTCCTAACCTTAGAACAAGGAGAGGACGAAACGATTGAGTCTTTTTATTACAGATGTCAAACAGATTCTAAACAAATAGGTATCCAAGCTGCTCAACAAGGAACTAAGATACATGGTATGATTGAGAAAGGTTTTCTAGGTAAGTCTAAAAGCAAACCTTACAAAGCAATCAAGAAATACTTAGACGAAACTTTTCCTAATGAAGAGTGGATAGCAGAAGCTTCTTTCTGTGCTGATGCAGGTTATGGTGGTAAGATAGACTTGTATTCTAAGTCAGGAATATTTATAGACTTTAAAACAAAAGATAATCTTAAAGGTAAAGACCCATCAAAGTTAGTGTTTGATGAACATGGAATGCAGTTGTCAGCATATGCTAAAGGCTGTGGCTTTGATGATGTTGAACGAGTATCTATATTTGTAGACAGAAAAGATACAGGCTTGGTTCTTCCTTTTGTTTGGGACAGAGAATCACAAAGCAAACACTTAGGAATGTTTAATGCTATGCTAACTTATTGGAAGCTAGTCAAAAACTATGACTCATCTAGACTGGTACTATAATGGTAGGATTTAGAAAACCTCGTAAACCTAGACCTAAAAAAACAGGTGTACCTAAAGGTTACGATAGTTTATGGGAAGTTAAACTACATGAGACAGTTCTTAAAGATT